TTGTCCCGCGCGGCCTTCTCCGCGATCTGGCAGCGGGTGTGAATGCGGCGGTTGGTTTCGTTTTGGCGCGCGACCTGCTCCCGCAGCCTCGCCGCCTCATGCGCCAGCGCCTCGCACGCGCCGCAGGGTGTGCCGCATTCTACGGGTTCGGGGAGCATGGGTCCCGCGCTGTTGGTCGCGACGCTCGGCACGTCCGGCAGCGTGAGACCGGGGATGTTGATCGGCGGGTAGCTCACTTCTCACCCCCAATCCGCTTGAACTCCACCACCCACACAAATGGGTTTTTTGCCCACGAGCCGGGGCCGTTGATGGACTCCCAGATGTCGCGGTAGTGCGCAGACGGCGCGATAGTGTCGCAATCTAGGTCATGCAGCGACGCAGCGGGAATCCCCTCTGCAATCGCGTCGGCCTCGCTGATGTCGTTCAGCCGCTCCACCCGGACGCCGGTCACTTCGAGCCTGATGCGGCTGGCCCAACGCGGCATGAAGATCGACGGTCGCCAATGGCCGTCGGGATCTCGCTGAATTGGATCTCTGTCCCATGTCGCCCTTGCCGTATCGGCGCGGTACTCTACGACGGCGGCCCCAAACTTGCCAGATGGCATTGCAACCGGATTTACGCCTCGGCTCGCCCAAGTCTCGCGCACCCACAGCCGGTCGCCAGGCTGGCCGTAGGGGCAGAGATTAACGAGATCGTAGTCAAAGGTGCGATTGCACCATTTGCCATTCACCCGGAAACACTCTTCCACCACCGGGATCACGCGCGGCTTCACGATGCGCCGCGTCTGCGTCTTCCGGCCTTCGAGGATCGCGCGCACCATCGGCGCGGAGAAAAGGATCGGTCGCTCCTTCACTTCGCACCCTCCTTTCTCGCGGCGTCGATGGCGGCTTGCTCGGTGCTGTTGCGCTCGGCGTATGGAACCGTTTCGGCGAGGTTCAGCAGTCTCCGCAAGGTTTCCCTGTCCGCGCGGAGTTGCGCGAGTTCGGCTTCGCCTTTTTCCGCGCGAGTCAGCAGTCGATAAACGTCCAAAGCGCGGGCCGTTGTGAGCCGATTATTCTCAGCCTGCGCGGCGGTCAGTTCGCGTTCGATCTTCACGGCCTCGTCGCGCATTTCGCACAACGCGTCGGTGGCTTCATCTTCGTTGGTGAAACTGCGGACGCGGTTGTAAACTGCGGTGGTTCTTGGTGTGTCGCTCATGTTTTGCTTCTCTTTCGTTTCCGTTTCATCAACGACCGCCATGCCTTCAGCTCGATGAGTTTCGCGGCCTTTGCCTTGCTTGAGTCTAGCTCGATGCCCCATGTTTCCAATACGATCTCCCGCAACTTGGACTCGTTTTGCGCTAGGACGACAAACTGACGGCCATGGAACTCAAACTGCGCTGCTAACCCCTCGTGTTGCTGCTCTTGTAGGGTCATGCTTTGCCCCTCCGTTGGTCGAGTTCGCGCCACTTCGCTTTCAGCCCGTCTCCCGCAGTTTCCAGCGCGCACATCGCCTCATCGGCGATCTCGCGCATCATGTTGTATCGGAGCTCCAGTCGCTCCATGTCCTTCGCGGACACGCAGTCGCCGTCTGGCTCGTCGCGTTGATCGCGGCGTGCGCGGTCGGTTAGTGGGGTGCTCATAGTGCGGTTTTCAACATCCTAATCGTTTCGGCACTGCATAGCTTGTCCGGCGTGCATCGGAACACTTTCCAGCCAAGCTCAGTCGCCTTGTTGTATTTCTCCATGTCCTTCACAAATCCGCTCGGGTGCGTGTGCCGTCCACCGGTCCACACGCCGCCCTCAACTTCGAGCGCCACACGTCGCGCGGGCCAGGCGTAGTCGAAACGCCAACGACGCTCGGCGAAAAAGCGGTGCTCAAGCGTCGGCTTCGACATGCCGACCGATTCGCAAAGCCGGATAAAGCTCGCGGACTTGCTGGCATTGCTGCCCGTTTTCGTCGGCGTCGGCTCGTCCTTCTCAATCGCCACCGTCCGCGGATGTGGCACCGCTGCCAGTTGTGCGCGCGCCTGCTCCTGGTAGCGCGCGGGGAGATCGTCGAGTTTTGGTTTGCTCATGTGGTAAACTTCCCCGTGCGCTCATCCCGTTTCGGCAGTTTGCGCCAACCGCCGCGCCACTGGTCGATGATGTCGGCGATGCGTTGCTCGTCCTGTCCGCGCTGGCGACCGAGCTTCCAACCGAACCAGAAACAAACGGCAGGAAGCACAAGTGCAGCGATTATGTCGGCGAGGGTCATGCACTCGCCTCTGAAAACTCTAGTTCGCCCGATTTTTGCTCGCGCGCGATGTGTTCGCAGTTTTTTAGCGCCTGCTTGTAGTAGGCTGGCTTTAGCTCGACCCCGATGCCCATTCTCCCATTGAGTATTGCTCCGTAAACCTCGCTTCCGACACCCATGAACGGAGTAAAAACAACCTCGCCGGGATTTGACCAAAGAACAACCGCGCGCTCGATGACATCGAGCTGCAGCGGATGAACATGCCTCTCGTCGTCCTTTTCCCTGCTTTCCTTATACGGTAGCGTGTTTTCAATTCGTATGTCATCCCATATGCAGGATGCGTAATTGCGCCAAATCCAGTGCGAGAAACGATTCATCGTCTGCTTGCCCTCATACCCACGCCACTCCATAAGCTCCCGCGGAACAGTTCTCTCCCCGGCGTAAGAATGAAGACCAGTCGGATGCGCGACGGGAATCTTATTTTCCCCGTGTTTTCTGAAGCAAAGGAGATAATCGCCTCCAGCGACGTCGCAAAGCGTGGAGTCCTCGCAAATCTGCTTGTGGGCCAGTCCCTTTGCCATCGTTCGGTTTCGCACACCTAGCGGCTCTTTCCAAATCACCCGGCGCATGCAAAATTGCAGTCCATGTTTTTCGTGTGCCCGAATAATATCGCCCGGAAAATCTATTAGTCCGCTCCCTACGTTTGCCTGCACGCCCATTTTTGCGGTCGGACCATTCCCCTTGCCGCTAACATCCATGCAATGCACCGCGGAAATTCTCCCCGGCTTTGTGAGCCGCGCAATTTCGGCGATGACGTAATCGTAGTGTTCAAAAAACTCCTGGTAGCTTCGGCAGTTCGATAAATCACGCTCGTTACTGGAATAGTTGTATAGTCCGCAAAACGGAGGCGAGTAAACTGAAAGGTCAATTGATTCATCAGGCATTTGCCTCATTACCTCAATACAATCCGCATTGTATATCGCAAAGCGATCTGTGATGTGTTGGTCGTTCATAACCACTTGGGGAGTTGGGTTTTTATTTGTCCGGTTTTACTGTGCTCAATTCTGAGTTCATCATTAATCAATGATACTAAATTCTGAAACATAGACTCCGCGGCATCGGCTTTGCGCTGAAGATTCGAAACAACTCCAGCCTCTCCCTCGGACGCCACTACGTCGATCGTTACGCGGTTTGCTTGGCCGAAGCGCCAGCACCTGCGAATCGCCTGGTACCATTGCTCAAAGGAGTGCGACGGGAAAAAGGTTTCATGCGCGCAATGCTGCCAGTTTAGTCCGAATCCCGCTATGGTTGGCTTGGTAATTATGACCCTTGTTTCTCCGCTGGCAAACGACTCAAATGCCGCCTCTTTCTCTTCGTCTGCGTCATCGCCGGAAACCTCGACGGCCCCATTTACCATCCTCGCAAGCATCTTGCTTTCGTCATTGAGGTGACACCAAACAACAGCGGGTTTTCCGGTTCCGGAAACGAGAGACGAAACAAGCTCGCACCGCTCAACTATTGTGCGTCGCCGCTCCTCGCGCTGCTCTTCAAGCGACATCGCCGGTAAATCGAAAAGCATCCCATCCCGTTTTTCCCTCGCCTTAACCACATGCTCGCGAGTGATTATTTCCGGAAGAATAAATCTTCCGTTTTCGCAACCAACGTCGCTCGGCATTCTCACCGCCCGCGCCCACGAGCAAACCCATCTCCAGAAGTCTCGCTCTGCGTGTCCTCGAAAACGATAAACTCCGGCGCGGTGTTCGTCCGAGCGCGATGTTGTCGGCCCTTGTTTTTTGAAAAAACGACCCAGCATATCCTGAAACCCCAGCTCACCAATTGCCTCGGATGAAGTACCAAGCTCGATGTAGTCGTTTGGCGCAGCTGTAGCAGTGCAAAGCAGACGGTAGGGAATCTTGCGCATAAAGTCGGTTACGGCTGACTTTGTTGCGCCGTCGAAGTTTTTGAGAATGCTGGACTCATCGCAAACGACTCCCGCGAAATCGTCCTTATTGAAATAATGGAGCCGCTGATAATTTGTCACGACCACCCGTGCCCCGCTTTGGAATTTTCCGTCATGAGAACGCACGCATTCGATTCCAAATTTATCGCCCTCTCGTATCGTTTGCGCTGCAACCGCAAGCGGAGTCAAAACAAGAACCGGCTTGCACGTTTTCCTAACTACGTTTTCAGCCCACGCTAATTGCATCGCGGTTTTCCCTAGTCCGCAGTCCGCAAAAATGGCGCACCTTCCGCGGCGCACTGCCCAATCTACAAGCAAGGTCTGAAAGTCGAATAGCTTGTCGGGGATGAAAACTGGATCAAATCCATGCTTCGCACCGACGTGGGTCTTTCCGGACAAAAATTGGTCGTAGCTTGTCATGCCGCCCCCTTCCGCGCATCCGCATCGTCCGCGAGCTTCTTCCATTCGCTACTCGCGATTTGCGCACGCGTCGCCGCACTCAGCGACTTGTAGTAGCTGCGCACCTCCTCGCCGCTCGCCTTCGACGCGGCAACGTCTCGGATTGTCTGCGCGTCCACGTCCGGCAGTTGTTGCGCAATCTGCAACACCTCGACGCGATACGGCTTCCGTTTGCCGCGCGTGACCGTCAGCGCCATCGTCACCGCCTGCTCGATGTGCGACGCGTGCGAGATCCGAATGCCGCCCGTTTCATCCGCGCCAAAACGCACGGACTGATCGCGGTAGAGTTGCAGTGAGCGACCTACGTACTGCGCGCCGTTGTCGCCCCAGAGTGCGACAAGGACGCGGCGCATCGACTTGCAAGGCTTGTAAGGTCGCCCGTTGTCGCCGTCGTAGTAGATGCTCACCGGCTGCTCCGGCGAACTGCCGGCGCGGACTTCGGTGATGCGAATCACGCGCGGGCCGGCGATGAGATCGTCGGCGTTGAGCTGGTCGCTCTTGGGTGTGATTGTGGTTGAAAGGTTCATGTTGCGATCTCGTCGTCTTCTTCATCGTTGAACACTGGCACATCGATGTGCGTCGTCATATTGAGCGACGCGTCCGGCCATTCGCCCGTGGTCATCGCGTACCGCCAAAGCTCGTGCGCGTGGGTGATGTCGAGCCGCGCGGTTGCGAGTGAGTCCGGTTTCAGACAGTAGCGCCGCACGCTGTACGGTGGCGCATCCTCCACGAACACAAACACGAACGAATGCAGCCCGGCGAACTGAGGACACAGCGCATCGGCGCCGGCCAGGTAGTGCGCGGCCTGCTGGTCGTAGCGGAACCGGCGCATCTGTCTTTTGACTGCGGCAACCGAAACGTCGCTGGTAACCTTCCAGTCCCAAATCGTCCACGGTCCCGATTGCGGACGCTCCAGCAGATCGTAGCGCGCGCGATACAACGCGCCATTGTTCTCCCACACCGCCGTGACCTCGAAACCGCGCTCGGCCGTCGTGTCGCAGGTGATGCCGCGAAATGCCCTGGCTTCTAGTGCGGCGGCGATTTCGAGCGCTTCTGCGTAATCGTCCGCAAGCGCAGGCAGCTTGCCGGCCGCGCGAATGATGTCCGCCCATTCCTGCGCGGCTTTGCTGCGGAATGTGGAGAATCTGCCGATCTCTACGTTGTTCGCCAATTCTCCCGCCATCAGCGCATGAACCAGTTGCCCGCGCTCCATCGCTGGCGACGTTTCCTTGCCGCCGACGTTGCCAAGCCGCGGGTGTTCGGCGTATGCGTGCGCCAACGACTTTGCGAGAATCGTCCGCGCGATGCCGGATGACAGCGACGGACGCGCGCACGGGTCGGCGTGATAGTCGTGCGATGGGATGCCGAAATGCAGTCCTGGTTGCAGCGGGGTCACGACTTGCCCTCCTCAATGCCCAACTTCTGCTGAAACGGATCAATCTCCTGCTCGGACTCGTCCTTGTACGCCACCGACCAGCCGATTTTGACGCCGACACTCGGCGACGTGGACAGCGCGTCCCATGCGATAGCGAGCCGCGCTTTGGCAACCGGCTCGCTCTTTTCGTCATCGCCGACAAACGATTGATCGGCGGCGCGCTCAATGTCCTTGAAGTGCGTTTCGAGCAGCGAGCGAACCTGCTCGACGGCGCTGTTGATTACCGCGTCTCGGCGGATGATGGCTGTGTCTTTGTTCATGGGTGAAATTGGTCTCGGGGTTTTACGACTCCCGAGAGGTCGTGTTGCCATGCCAAGCCGCGCCCGGCCTCGCCAAGCCATGCCTCGCCTCGCCGCGCCAGGCCGTGCCGCG